TTTTAAAATATTGTGTTTTAAATCATCAGTGACGATAGCTACCATAGTTTATTTCCTATCTTAATATGTTCAAATTGTAATACTAAAAATATTAATTCTGTTGTTGGTTATATTTATATAGTTTTTTGCCTTTATGGTCTTAAATCTGAATCATAAAGTGGATAAGCTTGTGTCATATCAGAATCTGCAGCAAAGTGAGATGCACCAAGTTCAGCATATGCAAGCGATGTAGTAATAATAGATGGATACGGAGTTTTCATATAGCTTGGATTATCTCCAGTGCCAACATAGAATGATGGATATGTTCCATAGTAACCATAAGAATCGATACCGTTTCCAAGATGAAGCGATGGATTACTATCAACTCTAATTAAAGTAGCACTATCAGTTGTTGTATTCCAACTTTGTCGTGTTTGTGCTGCCCAAGCATATGTAGTAGGATATGCTGCATTTAATTCAGCTATAGTTCTATTTAAATAAATATTTTCGCTTAATGGTCTAACATGTAATCGATAGTTATAAGAAATTCCATTATATACTTCTGATACAAGAGCAGTAATATCAACTAACTGTAAAGTATCTTCAACTGGTCTTGTTCCAAGTGAATCATATATAAAATTATCTGATAAATTTGCATTACTAATTACAGAAAATGGAAAAGTATCTGCAAATGGTACGGGTGCAGCTGAGATTGCAGCATTAATTGCCGGCTCTTGAATTACTATTTCAGCCGCTAAATGAAAACCTGCGGGATGTACAAATTTCTTATATAACTCTTCCCACTCTGGCATACCTCTATCTGTTCTAATAAGGTGTGATAATAACTGATATATTCCGCCATCCTGTATAACTTTTTGTTGGTCCACACCAATTTCAGAACTACTATCATTAAGATAAAACAAATCATTTTTTGGATAATGTATTTCGGCATCGGTTAAAAAGAAAGCTCTAAAAAATCCTTCAGATGAATATTTAGAACCTTTTACTCGATAAAATTTTGCAAAATTACGAATAATTTCTCTTGGCTTAACTGGGAATTTTTTAATGCCTACACCTAAAGCAAATTCATTTAATAATAAATCTAATTGTTGTAAAGAATTATCTTCAATATCTCTACAAGTGTAAATATCTTTTATTAAACTACCAAATCCTTCAGCATCCATAAAGTCATAATAATATTCTAAAAATAAAATAATATTTGGATATTCTTTAATAAAATATTCTGGTAAGATTTCTTTTACAGAACTCCTATGTAATTCTAATGGAAGTCTATTAAAATCTTTTAATGTTCTTTCGCGGCCATTTGACATTATTAATACCCGCCTCCGCCAGAGCCATTAGATGATACACTGGAACTACCAGTTGATGATGTACCTACCACAGATCTACCGCTTGAACTATTTAATACTATATTTGTATTTTGGTAATCAATATTAACACCAACAACTAAATTTGTTTCAGCAACTTTTAAAATATAATTTCTAAGAGGTTTAACCGATGTTTGATCTTGAGGAGTAGCTGAAATTTTAATGCTTGTTGAACCATCAATAATTGCTCTTGGTTCAAATCCATTTAATTGAACTAATCCACTTTGTGGAAAGTAAGATCCAATATTATCAACTAACACTGAACTATTTGCATCAATAATTTGAAGTATTGTAGTATTTAATTTATTTCTCATTCTTGCAATAGTATTATTTTCACCATATGTAAAAGATGTAGATGTAATACTATAAGCATCTAAACCAGGTTGTTCTAATCTTATTGGAAAATATATACTATAAGTATCTTGTAAATTTAATGTCGGTTTAAATTCAATTTGAAGTCTAACATTCATGCTTGAAGAAAGAATTGATTGATCATATGCATCAATCTGAGTTAGTAATGTTGATCTTCTGAAGGTTTTACCAAATCCTTTTAATACTGTATTAAAATGAGTAGTAATAAGTTCTTTTACTCTACCTTCAATATTACCAGATTTTAGACCAGTAAGATTAGGATCCCATTGAACTCTTGTATCTAGTTCAAAATTTAAAACTACTGGATCTACAAATTTTGTTCCAATAGCCATAATTCCAAGATTGTTTGCATATGTATTAACTATATTTGCTTTAATATCTGTTTGTTCTGCTACAGTAGTAGTATTAGCAAATTGAGTGCTAATATAAACACATCCATAATCAACTGGAATATTATCTTGACTACCCCAACAAGCTACTGCTTCTATTTGTGGAAAATTAGCTTTGATCATAGATTCATAATCAAGAGCTGTAACTAATCTTTGTTGAGTAGCAAATGCTGCTGGAGCTAACTGCTTAATAGTATCAATAGACTGTAATTCTGAACCACTAATAGATTTTGTAATTCCAATAACATTTACGGGGTAACTTTGACCAAGTACACCAATGGTATCATTAGCTGTAAATGTAACTCCACCATTGCCAACAGATCCTGCTGTGCTAAGATAATTAATAATAATTTTATTACCAGCAACTGGAGCTCTACCAAATGATACACCATCACCAAAATTTAACTCATAATATCCATTAGGCATTTCTCTTAATGTGTAATAAGCTGAAGTAGAATCTACTGTTACTGCTCTACTTAATTCAGTATAAGTGTCGTAATCTTCTGATGTTGTAGAATTATATACATCTACAACTGCAGTTTTAATATCCATATTTGGATCTGGTATTATATAAACTTGTCTATCAGATGTTTCACCAACATAAAAAGTTTTTGTAGTTACTTTACCTTCATATGCCATAATTTCTTGAACACCAGTATCTGTTGTAAATGTATATACGCCATTTGCTTCTATACCAGTATATTTTTGTCTAGTATGAAATTGATATGTATTGCCATCAATATTTGTATTAAAAGTAAAACCAGAAGGAAGAAGAATTGAAGTAGGTCTTCCTACAACTAAACCAGTATTGATACTTACTCTTAATGTAACTTTTGAAGATGTTTTTGATGCAACATCTAAACCAAGCATTTCTGCGTGTGATACTACCGAAGGTCTTAATTGTGCTGTATCAAGAAATGATTCGTTTAATGCAAAATTAGCTATAAGTCCATTATAGTGTGTATTATATGCTAATACATCTAAAATATTATTTAAACCCGATGCTTCAAAATCATAATCTGCAAACTCAGATTTTGCTTTGAAAAAAGTTTTCAATGAAGACTTAATATTTTCAAAGTCAAGCTGCGTTGATGTAATATTAGTTGCCATTTATCTTAGCCTCGCTACTGATGTTTCAATGACTTCTATTGAGCCTGTTGAAATTACTTGAAACTCTATTCTACAAAAAATATTGTTTAAGTCTGGTTGAATTACTGATTGAACATTTATAAGCCTAGCTCTTGGTTCCCAATTTTTTATTGCCATTGCAATTTCTTCATTTACATCATCTTCTATTAAATCATCATTTAATTCAAATAATAAACCTGATAAATCAGCACCAAAATTATGTGAAAACGGTTTTTCAAATTTATTAGTCATTAATAAATTCTTTATGGCCTGTTTAACTGCTGCAGCATCTTCTTTTTTAAAAACATCACCATTAGTTTTTTTATTAAATGATAAATTAATATCCTTGCTCGTCCGCGTTCCCGAAGTAATAATACTCGGAGTAGATAAAATGCCATCTTCTGTTGCAAAAGCTCTTGTTACCATTTTGTTTATCTTCTATTGTTTATTCTATTTATACATTTATTTGTTATTTTAAACTCCAATTAAGGCCTCCGCCGGTGCGAGATGCGCCTAGAATAAAGTCCTCTGCGCCTTCTTCAATAGCTATATACAGATGTTTAGATGGGATGGCTCTACTTATATACACTTTATATTCTGAAGGACCAAATCCATAGCCATTGGATCCATATCTATCAAACCATTCTTTTTCACCTTCAACATCATGATATGTAAGAGTACTTCCTGGAGCATGTTTACCAGCTTTTGCTGCTGCCAATAATTCTTCTCTACTGCCATACGTACCAGATGGTAATTCTGTTTCTATTTTAGCTTTTTTCGGTTTAGGTTCTTGTACCTGTTTTTTCTCTTCAACCGGTTTTGCTGCTTCAGCTTTTGTTTCGGCAGTTTGATAAACTTTATTTGTCCTCGGTGCTGGTAATGATCCACCTTCTTCATCTCTCATAGAAAACAAACTAGCATCCTTATACACAGAAAAATCACCTCCCCAGCCAAGACCATGCTCTCGAGCAATTTGCGATATTGCACTAGGGAAATCATGAACTAATGTAGTACCTTTTAAATTCTGAGAAATATTTATGTTTATTCCTAATCCAGATGCGTTTGATGTCCATAAATCTTCACCAGTAAATTCATCTGGAAGATTTGAATATTTTTGAGTAGTGGTCGCATATCCATCAAGAGTTTTGATTTCATAATTATAATCTGGTCCTTCAAGTTTATTAATAAATGCTTGAAAGTTATTCCATACAGCACCAGAAACAAATGTGTAAAAGCCATTTTTTGTTTTAATTTTCTTTAACCCTTCAGCAGTAATTGCCGGCGTTGTTGGTTCTTCAAGTTCAACTGATCCTGTTTCACTTAAAGAGATTTCAATTAAGTCTTTAGTTGATTGAACTTCGTTATTAAAGTGAGTTTCTATTTCTTGCTTAAAAGTAACATTATAATTTTGAGGTATTTCTGGCATTACTACAATAATACTAGCGTACAATATTTTTTCACCAGAAGATAATTCATCAATTTCATAAGTATCATAAGACATTATTAATTTATCATATTCAGCATTATCTTTTAAGTATGCTGCTAAATCAAATGTAACGCCTGGAGATAGATCTCCACTTCTTGAGTTACGTACTTCAAAACCAACTACTCTTCCTGTTGCAGATAGTTTTGTTATAGAATCACTTGGTGCAGAAACATCTGTTGTTCCTAATTTTTGTACCCCTTCAACTATTTTTATGTTAAAGCCTTCCATAAACTTTGGTACTTTTACTAATTTTAATAATTTAACAGTTGCAACTAAATTTCTTGCCATTCTGTGTCTTTCAACTTGACTCATATCATTCATTGTTTCAGAGTTCGGAAAGAATTTAGCTACTGGTATTCCAGGTGAAAGAAGAGTACCCATTTTAATGTCTTTTATATTATTTGGATTATATTGTGCTTCAGGAACAATAAATTTAATTTGCTTTTTAGATGTGTCTGTTGGTTTATATCTAATAGTTTTAGCTCCTGGATCAGCAGCTCCAATAGTATTAGAACCCATTCGTGATTGAGTTTTCTTTCCTAATATTCTATTGACATGTGGCGGGACTTTTTCTGTATAAGAAGAAGATAATGTATCATTTGCAATACACTCATTTACAAATGCTAAGTTAGATTTATTTGCTGGGTTCCGTAATTTAATTCTTATTTCAGCTGTGGTAAGTGGTTTATCAGTAACTCCAGCAGTTGTAACTGTTTTATCCATATAATTGTATATGCCATCATCGTCATCTACAAAAACTGATTGTACCATATAAGCAGATTTATCTAAAAATAATGATGTAGTAGTTTCAGTTGGCAATGGTTTTAAATTATCTAATCCACTTGGACCATAATCACTTGCGGCATCAGTTGGCCATTTCTTTGGACCCTTTGTAGTATTTGCTGCAGTCGCATCTACAGCATCAGCCGTAGTATTAACATTTGTAAATCCAGCTGCAACGCCATTTGTTGGCCCTACATTTGCAGTATCAGCAGAAATTGCTTGATCGGC